TCATCATTCGTATTACTTGTGTATTCAGGATATGTTGCCTGATTAAAACTCATAAAATCAATAAATCTTCTAGAATACCATTCTGCATTTGTTCTTGCTTTTTCAACTAAAAAATCTATTTCGTTTTTATCTACTGAAACTGAGTTTTCTGATGTATGTTTAAATACCCCACCTTGTTTTACCTGATATGCAGCAAAAGGATAGTAATTAGCCTGTGAATACCATATTAACATAGGTACAATATAGTCATCTAAAATTGTTTTCCATCTTGCATTAGCAGGGTCATCTATATTTGGAATTGCAGTAGCTAAACCATTATACAAATCTGTTCCCATTATTTGCTGAACATCTATTTCCTGTGCTATCTTTACAAATTGTATAAACTTGTCAGTCGAAATATTCCCATCCATTATGGAATTTCTGATAAGGTCTGTTCTATTTATGAATAGTTGTGTAGCCATTTATCTTCTTTTATTTGTTGGTAAAAATCCCTCGTTTGGCATATCAATAGGTCGTTTAGCAACCAACTCACTATTCTTTTCAGGTTTAAATCCTGCCTTTCTAGCTTGGTTTACACTAATTGTAGGTGCAAGTGGGCTATTAATATCAATACTTCCTTTTCCTTTCTTCATATAAGTCTTACGCATCCAAAAATGGTGGCAAGCCCCACCGCCTTTGTAAAACCAAATGGAATATGTATCAGCACCTCTTGGTCCCCAACCTGCATTAACTGCTTGTTTACTCATCATTTCAATATCTTCTTTTCGATATATCTTTTTAGCTGCTACCATTTTCTGACAAAAATCTCTAGTAACATTTTTACCCTCTTTGTCAAATGTATCTTTTAAAGGTGCATATTGATAACGAACTTTAAATTGTGTACCATCAACTGTTTCATCTTGACTACTTTTTGCATTTGGTCTAGCAGTTCCTGTTGATACAAATTCCCATAGTTTAGAAAGTAGGCTTTTTCCTTTTGTGTTTAGTTGATCAATCTGATAATCCAAAGCATCTTCTGCTTCATAATCAACTTTTCTTTCGTCAATTAATTCCCATTCAGTTAAATCTTCATCTTCTCCAAAAGATTCTAAAGTAACTTCTTCTAGCTTAACGCAATTAGGTACTTTTTTACCATTCTTGGTGTTCATACCCCTTTGTTCATATCCATCCCAACAAGGTGCTTTAAGTTCTTCGTGGCTTACGCAAGGCATATAATAAGTAACACCCTCTACTTCGTGTTCGTGATATCCACCACAACCCATTTCATCTGCTACCTTTTCTGCTTCTTCTTTAGTTTCATAAGCCTGTTTTCCGTCTATCTTTTTTAAGCTAAACTTTTCCATTTCAACCCCTGTTTCTTCTTCAATAGTTTCCTTATCTTGAATTGAATTATCTACTTCAGTAAATTCTAATGGTTGTAAGGTAGTAAAGTATAGATTTAAGCTAATATCATTGTAAGCTAGTATTCTATCAAAGTTATCTATTAAAAGTTCCTGAAATGGTCTTATTACAGTGTTATCCATTAATAAACTAGCAGTCTTTATTTCATCTGCATTACTAGAAAAACCTGTGCTAGATTTAATACCTAATAAAAATGGTGATACAACCCTATGTGCTACCTGTATTTTAGATTGTGATTCTTCAGAAAGAAACTGATATTGGTTATGTGCATCACTTAATTGTACAGGTGTTATTTCTGCTTGACTTTCTTTATTGTCATTAAAAGCTAGTATGAATTTTCCTGCATTACTTGTCCCACTAAATTTCTGAGCAATTTTATTTTCTATTAATTGCCTTTCCTGTTGGTTTGGTGTTCCGTTGTTAAAGTTAATTAACATACTAGGGCTTAGACCATTAAGTATGTTATTTAAATGATAGTTAGATACTTCTTCTTCCAACTCTGCATATTGCAATCCACCTTGGTAATCCACAGGCGAGTAGTAGTAAAATCCTGCCTTGTATGGTTGAACATACAATATCTCAATGTTTTCTTTAGACATTCCAAAAGCAGGTATTCTAGTAGGTATATCTGTTCTTTTTATATTAGCCCAATCTTTATAGTAATAATATGCAGGTACTTCTCCATCTTCATTACATTTTTCTGCCCTTAAAGTCTCAATAGGCATATGTTCTATCTGTGCAATAGTCTTTCTATCCTTAGAATAGATAATCTGAATAGCACATTGTCCCATTAATTTTAGATCATAGCATAATTTTCTAACTACATCTTTTTTAAACAAAGAAACCATTTGAGCATACTCATTTGGCTTAGAACTTGAATCGGTAGCATTTAAACCTTTTCCGTAAATAGCCTGACTAATTCCATTAATTGCTGCATTATTTGTTGGACTACCATTGTATCGGTCAATTAAATACTGAAAGTAATTATTATCAGCACCATATTCAATCCAATCAGCACCATTTACTTCTTTAACTTCAGGACTTGTATAAGTACTTAAATTAATAAATCCAAACTCTGATGTTTTAGATTTTTTTATAAATTGTCCCTTGCTATTTCTTAATCTTGTTTTCATCTTACTAAATAAGTATTATCATAACCATCATAATCTAAATATTCATTCGAATTTAAATCATAGTGATCATTATTTAATTGGTCAATATCTTGATCTGTACAGAAAATTCTATCTTTATAAATAACTTCTCCG